TTTTTAATAAACATGGTGCTGATATTTATAGTAATAAATTCTCAGTTGTTTTACCTTATGGTATGTGTCAAGGAATTTTTCAATCTACATCTTCTGTATTGCATGCCATAAATTGTAAATTTACAGAAGAGATTTGTTCTGTTATTTTTGGATCTTCAGTTTCTATAAATTCATTTTGTACTTCAGATGATGCTTCAAGAATTATTAAAATGGACAGAAATAAACATAGAATTCCAACTATAAAACAAATTCACGCTGTTATAATCCTAACTGGTATTCTATTTAACATAATACGTAATGATGCAAAATCAACTTTTAATTTTTTTATAGCAGAGTTTAATAGTATCTTTTTCAAAAATGGAATAATGGCAACACCTTCTTTGAAACAACGAATTAGTAAAATTGATGTTGGCTCTGGTTCTAATCATGTAGAAGACTATCTATCTGCACTATCATCATCATCTAATTATTTCACTGCAGGAGGATCTTATGTTGGTGCTTGTATTTTAACTATATTAAACCTAACTTTACACACAGAACAATGGTCTCGTTGGGATAGATTAAAAGATAATAGATATTACTTACCTGTTGAACTTGATGGTTTTCCTGTTGTAGAACCTATTACAACTTGTTTATCAGGAGCTATGGCTAATCTTTATTTAAGGTCTTCAAATCTAGTGTCATCTAAATCTTATGCAAGAATTTTTTCATCTATAATGTCAGAGAAACCTGATGAATATAAACTTTCTGATTATCATAGAATTCCAAAAAGTATTAGTGAAGATTCTGACAAAATAAAAATATTTAAAAACAGTGGTGCTCTTGGACTTCATTCTCTTACTAGAACAGATAAAAAACTTTCACAATTTGAAAAAAGACATTCAATGTCAAAATGGGTATTTCCTGATCATTTTCTAACATTGCAAAAACATTCAAGTGATACTAGATTTTTCCTATATAATATTTATAAAAATGGATGCATGTCATTGTTTGAAGAATCACTAGGTGTTAACTCTTTCTATAAAAGATTTACAGATCCTTGGTTATCATCTAGTAGAAAGTGTGTTAGGATATCAAAAACTTCAATTCTTAAAACTCTAGGTTTTGATCCAGATATAAGATATTCATATAATGAAGTTAATGAAGTGCTAGAAAAAATAGATATATCAGAAGCAGGAAACTTATTGAATAAAATGAAAAATGAATCTATTGTAAATCAATTTACTGAGAATCTAATAGATCAACTTATACCCAGATTAGATGATGC